GCGTATTACCACCAAGACAACAAGCAGCACAGCAGATTCAGCAAGCACAGAGCCTAGTTCCTAATGCTCCAGTTCCTAAAGGCGATGTATTTACCGCAGAAGGTGGACAACTTGGCGTTACTAGATTGCCAGGAAGCACCGCTGAAATTGAATATAAAACAAAAGAAGCTGAATTAAAAGCCAAAGAAGCAGAGCTAAATAAATTAAAAAGCCCAGAAGAAGCAGGTGAAATAGCTGGCAAACGGAGTCTTAATTCTATATTGGGTTCTACTTCTATGGTTTTAGGTCAAGTAAAATCAGCTTTATCTTCCAATCCCATGTTGGCTAAAATGCAAGGAGCTGTTGCTACTATATTCCCAGCATCTGAAGTTGGTCAAATTGAAAAAGAGCTTGAAAACATACGAGTTCAAACATCTAAGGAATCTATTTTTGAACTTAAAAAACTTACTGGTGCGGTTGGTCAAACAACTGAAAAAGAATGGCCTAAATATGAAAGTAGATATGGAGATGTAAGAGCTGGCATGAATCCAGAACAGCTTCAGAGAACATTAAAATTAAACGCTTTAAATACATTTGAATTTGTTTATGGTTCACCAGATAAAATGAACAAAATGCTTAAAGATGGTAAGATTAACCAAAGTCAATTTGATGAATATGTTAATTCATATCTAGAAACAAGAAAAGCTCTGGAAATACCAGAAGAAGGAGTTTTTGGTAATAATGTTGATTGGAGCAGACTTGATAAAGGGATTCTTAAACAATCTACATCAAGACCAATCGGAGTTAGTCAAAATTTTATGGAGGCATATAAAAAATTCAAAGGCGAATAAATGGCATCCCCAATAACACAACAATACAAAGAAGAACTTGGGCTACTTGATAATTTCGCTAAAGAAATTGAAAGCGAATGGCTTGCAGCTACAACAAGTGGGGATAATGTTCGTGCTAACGAAGCTATGCAGCTTTTCCAAAAGCTAGAGCAAGAAGAACGTCCGAAGATAGACCAAAAATATCAAGATTTACAAATTCAGCGTAAAGGCGAGCTTATAAATGGTATTGCGTCTGGTGATTTAATCACAGACAAAAGAACGGTAAGTGCTACCCCAACTACTTACGGAGAGTTTTACCAACCATCTGAGGAAGAATTAACTAGAACGAAAACAGTTGCTAATTTCAACCCAAAGAAAACTAAATCTGTATTGTCTGAACTTCTTGAAGTTCCTGAGAATAAGATTGAATTAGACGGGCTAGGGACTGGAATCACAACTGAGTTAGAAATGCTTGGTGATCCAGCGGCAATGGAGTATTATTTAAAGGAGAAATTAAAGTATCCTAATGTTATTCCAATGACCATTAACGGTAAGCCAAATTTCATTGTCGAAGATCCTACTGGAGTTGATTTCAAAACAGACCAACAAAATAAATACAAAGTAGTCTTTAAAAATGGCATCCAACTTGGAGACGTTACTGGTTTTGCGGCAGCTAATACATTGCCAATAGTTGCATCTATTGTTGGTGGCATAGGTGGTGGTGTAGCAGGCACAGCAGGCACTCCTGTTGGTTCAGGAGCTGGGGCTGTGGCTGGTTCAGCGGCATTATATGGGTTAGTTACTGGCGCACAAAGAGGTTTGGTTCGTGATATTGCTGGTGTTCCAATTAACGCAGAACAAATCCTAAAGCAAACAGGTCAAGAAATGCTTTTAGGTGCTGCAATAGATACCGCTACATTAGGAACTGGTACAATGCTAGGATTGGGTAAAATTGGCAGAGAAACTCTTGAAAATCCTGTCAATAAAAGCACAAGAGAAGCAGTTGAATTACTTAACAAAAAAGGCTACAATGTAACATCTCCTTTAGGTGGTCAATTTGAACGAGAAATTGCTGGTGGTAGCCCTAATATGGAGGTTGCAAAAAAAATGTATAGGCAACAAGCAATCGCAGCAGATTTCAAACAAGCGTTACAGGATGGTGCGCCAGTTAGAACGAAGGTCGAGACTGTCGGAATGCTTAAAAAGGATTTGGAGGATATGGTTGCGGGACTTTCTAGCAAAGAAGAAAGAATCGCTGGGCTACACAAAGAGTTCGTGGATCGTAGGATCGCTAAACTAATGCCTGACGAAACCGACTGGATTGAAGCGGGTAAAGGAATATCTGATGTTCTTACTCGTGGGCAAGCCACTACAAGACAAATTAAAAACACTGAGTTTGATAACTTTGCTAAAGCCGCTAATGACGCTGGAGTAATGCAAACCCCAGAGGAATTAGCTGATATTTTACGTCCTATTGTAGCAAACTCAGATCTAGGTAGAAACCCTGGAGTTGAACAAATAATGGTAAGGTTAGGCAATGCAAGGCAAGATGCCAAGTTAGCTTCTGAATTAGAGGGTGAAATAGCTAGAGCAGATGCCGCTGGTCTTTTTGTTCCAGAGCAAGCAAGAATCAGACTTAAAGATTTAAAAGAATATTCAGAACCATTTGATGCGGTTCGTTCTCGTAATCTTATCCAGAATCTACAAAATCAAGTAGAGAAGGATATGTATGGGGCATCTAAATCTGATGTTGTTGTAGCTAATTCTACTGCCGCTGTTCGTAATAACTTTGCTGTTAAACTTGAGCAAGCAGGGTTAAAAAATGAATGGGATAAATTCAAAGATGCTTATGTCGATTATTCTGCTTACGAAAAAGGAGATATTGGCAAGATGCTTACTGATAGCTTTGGTGATCTTAAAATAGCCCCAGAAGAGATTCTAAAACGCTCATTGAAAGATACTAAATCAGTAAATGATATTCTTAACGCAGCTAAAGCAGCAGGTGATGTGCAAGGAGAGGCTTATCTTCGTAGCACTATGCAAAAAGCATTTCTTGAGGATATAGGTTTAACTTCAAGAGCTGGGCTTGAAGTGAATGAAGTTAAGCTAGATGGTAATAAGGGTGCGATGATTGATGTTCTCTTTGGTGCGGAAGCCCCAAGAATTAAATCTTCGCTTGTTGACCTGAATAAAGCCTTATCCACCAAAGGTGTAACGGTAGCCAACATTAAACCAGAAGCGGCTGAAAGATTACTGAAACCACTACCACTTAATGAGCGTAAACAACTTATTGATGAGATTGTCGAAAAGGCATCTATACAAAAACAGTATGAACAAACACTTAAAAATGGCATAATTAAGAAGGCAAAGGCTGGGGATTTTGATATGCGTGATAGTGGTTACTTTGGAGAAGTTTTATTAGACGCTAGACCGTCTGATGTTGCTGAAATAGTAGCTAAAATGAAGGGCAATCCCAAAATGCAGCAAGATTCTGCTTCAGATGCAATAGCCGCTTTCTTTAATAGATTCGCACCCAAACAAACTAGCGATGAGTTTATGATTAAGGGTGGAGATAAAGCGGGTAGCCAATTATGGGATACTAAAGCAGTAATAGATGAAGTTGGCGAATGGAAAAGGGGGAAACCTAATATGCCTAAGTTTGTTGCTAACATTGATCTTTTAACTGGAGACAAAGAAATGGCAGATAAACTAATTGCTTTTAGTCGCCAAGCAGAGGCTAATAGACCATTTGGGCAAGAAATAAAACTTGGTTTGAGAATGATGGCTAGTGAAACAGGTGCTAAATTATACTTGAACCCACTTGATTATTCATATCACAAGATATTAGCAACGGCGTATGGTTCAAATAAACTTAAACCATTACTAACTTTTTTAATGAAAAATACAAGCGAAGAATCACAACAAAAAGCCATGCAAGACATGGTTCGTGGCATTGTAACTACCCGAACAGGCATCCAAGCAGCAATGCAACAAGCACAAAACGATCCTGAGTTTTCAGAGCAGTTCCAAAATATTATGCTTAAAGTCAAAGAAGATATTGACCGAGAAAGACAACAGCAGCGTTAATTAAACTTGCTAAGTATGGTATTATAGATACATTCCAGCTTTATGGAAGAAGAAAAAGACACAGACCTTTCTACCATTGATAACAAAGATTCAATGGTTAAGTTTATGGACGCTATTAGGCAGCGAGCTAAAGACTTGCCTGCTAATTGTGCCGAGAACACTAAGCCAGATGTAGCTGCTAAAGCCCTGTGGTTGCTGGCACAAGGGGCGAACATTACCGAGATACGCCGTATTACCAGCCTGTCCAACGAGACAATCAGACGGCTTGAGTGGGATCACAACTCCACCCTAGAGCAGAAACGCAAGCAGTTCTCGACCCGTTACGCGATGGCTGCGATGGAATACACTGACCTTTTGTTCAAGAAAGCTGAACAATTACACGATGATCCTGAGCAACTGGCCTTGGTTTCCCCTGAGAAGCTGGCTACGACCATTGGCATTATGCAGGACAAATCATCCTCGCTTGCTGGAATATCAGATGCTGGGGCAAACAAAAAAGAAGGCTTGTCTATTGAGGACGCTTTGGTTCTTATTGAGGCATCGAAGCAAAGACGCGCCAACAAGGTGATTGAAGCCGAGGTTATCGTATGAACTGGACTCCCCACGAAATACTTGGAATCCCTACGGATGACGAGATTGCCGAGATGGATGCAAAGGAGCTTGTCGAGCTTTACTCTGCACGGGAGGAAGCTATACGCAACGCTAATAAAGACCCGTTTAGATATGGGTTTAAGTTTGAGCATTGGCGTAAAGTGTGGAATGAGCTTACGGTGCGTGATGAAGCACTTGTGTTAGGTGGGAATCGCTCATCAAAAACTCAGTTCGGGGCATACAGTGTTGTGAAGGCAGCAATGGAGAACCCAGCTTCTATCATCATGTGCTTTGCCCAAAGTTCTGAGGTTAGCATCCGTCAGCAACAAAGCGCGGTGTATAACTGGCTACCACCTGAGTATCGCATGAAGCAGACCAGTAGCAATGCCTACATCAGTTACACGCTGAAGAACGGATTTACGGATAACTCGCTAATTCTGCCAAACAAGAGCCAGATTCTATTTAAGACGTATTCCCAGTATCAGAACAACCCTACCTTTATCGAGGGTGCTGAACTTGGTTCTAAGAGCGCACAATGGCACAATGTCGGTGTTTGGCTGGACGAGTATCTTCTTGGTGAGGACTTGATTAGCACGATGCGTTTCCGTCTTGCTACTCGCAACAGTAAGATGCTTGTGACGTTCACGCCGATTGATGGTTGGACTGAGGTTATTAAGGACTACCTAGACAAAGCAAAGACCATTGAAACACGCGAGGCTGAACTGCTAAATGGTGAGATTCTACCATATATCCAGCATAGCCATAAACGCAACGCATCCATCCACTATTTCCACACCATAGATAACCCGTTCTCTGGTTATGAAAGGCTTGCAAACGATCTTAGGAACGAGAGCCGCGAGAAGATACTGATTCGTGCATACGGAGTTCCTGTGAAGTCTCAGGCGACAAAGTTCCCCAAGTTCAACAAAGAGGTGAACGTCATACCACAAGACATGATACCAAAAACGGGAATTACGAGGTATCAGATCATCGACCCAGCAGGCAGCAAGAACTGGTTCATGGCTTGGATTGCCGTGGATGGTAGCGGAACGTATTACGTTTATCGGGAATGGCCAGACACAACCATTGGCGATTGGGCAGAATGGAAGAACGGAAGGTGGATGCCTGGAGAGGGAGCAAAGGGAATGGGCTACGGGATGCGTGATTACGTGAACCTGATTGCTGACCTTGAGGATGAGGAAGAAATCTACACCCGCATTATTGACCCGCGACTTGGAGCTGCAAAGTATCAGGCACAAGATGGTAGCAGTAGCATCATCGAGGACTTAGCCGAGAATGATATTATCTGCATACCCGCTCCTGGCTTGGACATTGAGGATGGCTTGCAAGCGTTAATCAGCAAGATGAGTTGGGATACGAGCAAACCTATGGACAGCTTGAACCGCCCTAAGTTCTACGTGAGCGAGGAATGTGGAAACATCATTAGCGCATTATCGGAATACACGGGTGAGGGAGGGCTTAAGGAGGCTCATAAGGACGCAATTGATGTTCTTCGTTATGCTTGTATTTACG